ACCATCCGCGCGTACAACGCGGGGGCGCTCGACCGATACGAACGTCATTCGGAAGCAATCGACGGCGTCGGTGTCAAATCGGAGTGGCTCACCGCCGGCGACACGGACGTTTGCCCGATTTGTGAGGAGCTCGAGGGCCGCGTCATCGGTATCGACGAGGCGCGCACTGAGACGTTCACCTACGACGCCGGCAAAGACGAGCCGGATTCGCTCGGCGGCGAGTATCCGTTCCACCCGCCGGTACACCCCCAGTGTCGCTGCACGTTTCTCCCGGTGGTGGGAGCATGACGACAGGCGACGATGTTGAGGATTCGTTCTTCAGAATCATCGACCTCTTCAACGAGCTCACCGTCAACGAGCTGGAGACGATTTGGGAGCACACGTTCCAGCGCGTCAACGAGAGCGACGGGAACGGCATCACCGACAAGTTCTTCGAGTACTCGACTGGCGTTTCGCGGTCTGGTCCGGACGTCGAGGTTGGCGAGGGTGAGTTTATCCGAACGAAAGAGCGCGGGAAGTACGGTGCTGGGAAGCCGGCCAACCCCGGCGCTGCCGGCTTCTTCAACCAAGCTCCGCAGGGTGATCAAGATGGCTGGCTCGGCTATTACGACGAACCGAACGGCATCGGTGGCGGCCTCGGCTACAAGGACTTCACAGTCGGCGAGGGCGATGGCGGCGGTGCAACCACCGCCGGCCCGCAGCCGTACGTGTTCCTTGAGCGCGACGGCGAAGGCCGGACGGTCGTCCCTCGCGAACAGTGGAACATCAATCGCGTCTCGAACTTCGACCCGACCGACGGGTTCGTCGTCCGGTGGCCCCACGCCGCCTACGGCCATGTCGGGTTCGTCATCGAGATTGGCATCAAAACGGACTGGGAAGATGCAGACATCCAAATCGCTGGCGATGCCTTCGAGTTGCGCCCAGTCCACGTCTTTACGGCTCCGGGCGAGACGATGTGGTCGGACTTCGACGTTCCCATCGAGTGGCACGTCGACGGGACTGAAGGCAACGGCTTCGCGCTGAACGCGACGGCCTGCCACTACGAGGGCGAGCGTGGTCGGACGATCAAGCGAACGTCTGGAGACGGGTTCACGCCACAGAAAAATGGCGGCAGTGCCATCACCCTCAACACGTTCCCGGACTGGACGTATCTGCTCTCGTTCCGGAAACGGGCGGGATGGATCGGCACTGATGTCACGCCGCTGGGCTTCTCGGTCAACGCGTCCCAGAATATCGAGGTACAGATCACCGTCGGTGGCTCGTTCAACAACATCAGCTACGGACTCCCGGATGACACTGATGCGACCGAGGCCGCAACGGAGTACGACATCAAGACCTGGGACTTGACGACCGACTCGGAGAAAAGCACCGACACGACAATCAGCGACCGCGGTCGGCGCGAGTACCACGACACGATTCCGGGAGACAAACAGGAGCCGGTGAGTATTCAGACCGAACTCCAGAATATCGTCGTGGCGACAGATGAACCGGTTGCGTTGCTGGCGCGGCCGGCGACGGGCACGTCGACGGACATTCGGTACGCAGCACTCCGCAACGGGAGCAACTTCTGATGACAACGTACGAGATCCTTGACAGCGACGGCGGCATCGCCGCTCTCGCCCATGACGCCGACGGCGGCACTGTCGTGCATGGCGTCATCATCGGTGATCGCGACACCACGACCGGCATGTCGGACAAACAGACCCGGTGGCCTGGCGACGTCCTCGAGAAGGCTGCCGGGTTGGCCGAAGGTCACCCAATCACGATGGCCTCATCGCTCGACCCCGAGCAGCACGTCGGCGTCGAGCAAACTGAGGACGGTCCGAAGCTGACTGGTGCCGTCTCAATGGACGAGAAAGTCGGCGAGATCACCGACGATGCGTATGCCGAGGGCGTCGGCTGGCTCTTCGAGGGCTTCCTCGCCGACTGGGAGGCTGAAGACGTCGTCGAGCGCGGCCTCGCGCAGGTGTCGCCAGTCGTCGTCCGGGATCTCGAGCTCGTCGAAGGCGAGGCTGGCGACCCGGACGCTGTGTACGAGGCGACGGAGGTGACTGCCTTCCGCGATCTGGCGATTGTCGCTGACGGTGCTGCTCCGTCGAACGAGATTAGCGTCGGCCAATCGCCCGATATGGCGGCGACTGCCGAGGCGCTCGCCACCCACTTCGGCGCAGAGGTGGAGGCGCTGTCGGATGCTGTATCGGGAGATGAAACACCGGGTGGTGATGACGGTCCAGACGGCGGACAGGACCCGAGCACCCCGGCCCGCGACTGGAGGACTACAATGTCCGACGACCTAACCGATAAAGAGCGCGAGTTGCTCGCAGCAGCCGGCCAGAAGGACGACCCGACGGTCGTCGAGGCCGAGGTGCCGGAGCGGCTCTCCGAACTCGAAGAACAGCTGAACGAACACGAGGAACTGCTGGAAGAGGCAGCCACCGTCGACGAGGCCGAAGTGCTGGACGCCGAAGAGGCCGAAGCCATGCAGGAGCGCGTCGCCATCGTTGAGGAGATGATGGCGGAAGCACTTCAAGAGCAGAAGGGCCTGCGCGAGTCGACCGTCGAGGCGATGGGCTTCGAGGCGATGGCCGCGGAGTTCCAGACCGACGACGGCGATCTCGACGTCGAGGCGCTCACGCAGACGCCGGAGACGGGCAGCGGCCCGAGCACCGGCAACGGTGACAGCGGTGTCACCGACGAGGATCGTGAGCGCATCAAAGAGATCGACAAGAAACTCGACGCGATGGGGGCAGCACTGCCGACCTCGCGTGTCGAAGCGCTTCAAGAGGAAGCCGCAGACCTCGCGAACGCGGACGACTACGACGCTGCTCTGGAGGTGCTGTAAGCCATGGTGAAAGAACTCGGCGACGTCGTCGGTCCCGGCGACGACACGGAGACGATCACGACTGACGGGACGCCCACTGCGGGCGACGCGGTCGCGATCGACCAGAGTACAGACAAGAAAGTGACGCAGACCAACAGCGGCGACACCGACGCCGGCGAAGAATTTGCCGGAGCGGCTGTCGAAGACCACGGCTCAGACGGCGACGAAGAGACGGTCGTCCTCAGCGGGCGAGTCGTCATGAACGTCGCAGGCACTGTCGTCTGCGGTGACCGGCTGGACGTCTCAGCGACGGACGGCCAGCTGGCCGAATCCAGTGGCGGCCCGGCGCTCGCGCTGTGTGACGCCGGCGGCTCCTACAAGGGAGCATCGCTGGGCAGCAACGAAGCGGTGGTCTACTTCTGAGGTGATCACGAATGGTAAGAGCATCTGACGTCGTCAGTGACGATGACGTCCGCGCAGTGGTCGACAAGATTCGCAACCAGAAATACCAGGCCCGGCGTGCATTCCGCGATCACGACGCGACCGGCCTGGACTCGAACAGTTTCAACTTCCCGGTCTCAGACAACGACCTCGACGGCGAGGCCGTGGAGATCGGTGAAAACTCCGATTATCCGCGAGCAAACCTCACTTGGAGTGAGGTTCAGGCGGCGTACACGAAGTATGGCCTGGAGATCGCCATTAGCGACGAGGCAGTCGACGACTCGGCCATCGACGTCGTGATGAACACGCAGGAGGATCTTATCCGGGCTGAGGAGAACCGCGTCGACACCGTCGCGTTCGGCGTCCTCTCGGGGAACACCAACTCGGCCGGTCCGATCGACGCCAACTCGAACAACAACAACACTATCGAGTACGCTGACGTCGTCCAAGCCAGACAGCAGGCCTTCGTCGACGAACTCGATCTGGGAGCGCTGGAGCTGTACGCCAGTGGCCAAGACATGTCGGACTTCCTCAACATGAGCGAGTTCACGCAGGCGTCGGAACTCGGCGACCAAGTCATCACGCAGGGCGTGCTGCCCGGCGGCAACATGATGGGCCAGCAGGCCTTCATCGGGACGGTCGGCGACGTTCCGGTCTACCTCTCGAACAGCGGTGCGTTCTCGAGCGGACAGGCGTTCCTTGTCGACACCTCGAACTTCGGCTGGGAATCGACGCGCTGGGATCAGGAAGTCCGCCAGTATCGCGACGAGGAGCAGGACGCTGACGTCTGGAAGATCCGTGGCCGGTGGGACTGGGTCGCAACCCAGCCGTCGGCTAACATCGAAATCAACACCTGAACATGACCTGGCTTCGACACGACAGTGGCGGCCCGGCCACGCTCAAAAACAGCCAGATGCTCGGGACCGACTCGCCGCTGAAGTTCGACGAGGACGGCTA